TCTTATTCTGCCAATCCTGCTTTTTGTTTATTAGATTATTTGACTAACTCTCGTTTTGGTAAAGGCGTACCAGATGATGATATTGATGGATCAACTTTTTATACTGCTTCTCAAGTAGCTGATACTTCCGTCACTCCTTTATCTAGTGGAGAAGTGACTGATCCCTCTGACGGATCATCTCAAACTTCTATTAATTTAATGAGCCTGTGTATTTTTTTAGATACCAGAAATAAAATTTTAGATAACATGCGAGGTATCTTAACATCATGCCGAGGATTTTTAACTTTTAGTGCAGGTAAATATAAATTAACAATAGAAAACACTGGTACAGCTTCTATTACTTTAGATGAAAGTGATATTATTGGTGGCATTCAAATTAAATCGGAAGATAAATCAATCAAATATAATCGAGTGATAATTGATTTTCCTGATATTGACAGGGCTTTTAGAACAAGCACAGCATCTTTTCCCCCTAATGATGACAGCTCTCTACCGACAGCAGATCAACATTCGACTTTATTAAATGCTGATGGAAATGAATTACTAGAAGGTCGTTTTTCTTATAATGGCATTACCTCTTTTTATCAAGCTGAAGAACACGCAGAAATTATTCTTAGAAGATCAAGAAATAGTTTGCGAGTATCTTTAAAAGCTACAGGGAACGCAATGGATTTGACTGTGGGAGATATTGTTAATGTTACTCATGCCACTCCCTCTTTTTCTGCAAAACCTTTTAGAGTATCAGGTGTTGTTTTAAATAAAGATAACACTGTCAATTTAAATCTGGTTGAGCATCAAAATGATTTCTATACCTACGGAACAAAACAAACCCCCGAAGTTATTGGAGACTCTACTCTTCCAAATCCACTAACTATTGAAAACCCTAGTCTTACTGCGACTGATGAATTAATTTCTCTTTTTGATGGATCAGTAGTTTCTAAATTATCTGTAAATGTTTCCTCTAATGATAAATTTGTGAGTGAATACGAAGTGCAAATCAAAGTATCAACGGACTCAAACTTTTTTACGATTGGTCGAAGTACCAACAATATCTTTGAATTTTATCCAGTTATTGAGGGTGAGATCTATGATATTAGAGCTAGAGCAATAAATAGTTTAGGAATTAAATCATCTTTTAATACGATCCAACATGAAATTAACTCAGCTTTCTTACCACCAGATGATGTCACAAATTATTCTGTAGATGTGGTTGGTGATAAAGTACATCATAATTGGTCTCCTGTAACGAATTTAGATTTGCGTTTTTATGAAATAAGAATGTCCACTGATACCACCAAAACAAACTATGCTGATACTGTGGTATTAGTAGAGAGAATTGGCAGACCTTCCACTTCAGTGGTTACTCCTTATCAGGCAGGAGTTAAATATTTTATTAAAGCAGTTGATAAATTTGGTATTCGTTCCACTAATTATGCAAGTGCGATAGTCATTGAACAAGTGTTTGCAGAAAAGCAATCACCCATACAAACCATTACGGAAGAACCTACTTTTGCAGGAACTAAATCTAATATTGTTGTTGTGGATAGTAAGCTAAGATTAGATACAGGTTTATTTGATAGCATTAGTGGAAACTTTGATGATGGTAATGGTTTTTTTGATGGTGGTTCAGCTACAATCGTATCTAGTGGAACATATGATTTTAATACTGCTATAGATTTAGGTGCTAAATTTAAATCTAATGTTCATCTTAATGATTTTATTGTTCAAAATACAAACTTCGTTAATAACTTTGATAGTAAACAAGGACTGTTTGATAGTTCTGAAGGATTATTTGATGGGGGTGAAAACGCATCTGTTGATACGAATGTGGAATTACAAGTAGCTACTTCTAATGACAATGTGACTTTTGGCAGTTTTCAATCATTTAAATCTGGTGATTTTAATACGAGAGCATTAAAATTTAGAGCAGTTTTAACTTCTAACAACGCTGAAGAAACACCAGAAATATCTAATATGTCTTTGATTTTATCTTTACAAAAACGAAGCGAAGAAGGTTCTAATATTAGCAGTGGAACAGACACAGCAGGGAAAACAATTACTTACAGTAATCCGTTCTATCAAATCCCAACATTAACAGTGATAGCACAGGATTTACAGACAGGTGATTTTTTCAATATTAATTCTAAAACAACAACAAATTTCAATATTGAATTTTTTAACAGTGGTGGTAGCACAGTAAATCGAATATTTGACTATCAGTTAATCGGTATTGGACAACGACAATAAAATGAGGTATTAAAAATAAATGGCACAACACGATTATATCATCTCCAACCAAACATTCCCTAATACTAGGGCAGATTTAAACAATGCTCTACAAGCAATCGCAACAAATAACTCAGGATCATCAGCACCTACTACGTTATATGCAGGTCAATTCTGGCTTGATACAAACACTCCATCATCAACAACTTGGAGTTTATATATCCATGATGGATCAGATAATATTTTATTTGCAGAAATAGATACTTCAGCAAATACTGTTAATTTTACTGATAGTGCCTTAGATGTCGTAACAGACACCACCCCTCAACTTGGTGGCAATTTAGATACTAACGGAAATAATATTAACTTTGGTAATAATGATAAAGCAAACTTTGGTGCTTCTAATGAACTTCAAATATATAAAGCTACTGGTGGAAATTCTTATATTCAAGAAACAGGAACAAGCAATCTTAGAATATGTGGAACTGAAGTATTTTTAAGAGATGGTGCTGATACTGAGAATTTAGCAATCTTTAGAACAAATGGTGCAAACGAATTATACTATGATAATTCCAAAAAATTAGAAACTACCTCTGGTGGTGTTGATGTTACAGGAACAGTAACTACTGACGGATTAAATGTAAGTGGAACATCTACTTTAACAGGAGATGTTAGTGTTTCTGGTGAACTAAATATGACTGGAACTGGAACTAACATACTTGACTATGCAGGAACTGCTATTTCTGCTAGATGGTTAAATAGTAGTCCAGTCTTTGAAAGTATTTTTTCTGCAACAAGAGAAGGTGATATTAGTCTTTATCATAATGGTTCTAAAAAATTAGAAACCACTTCTACTGGTGTTGTAATTTCTGGGGTAGATGATTCTAACAATTTAATTGTTGGTAACAATAATACTAATTTTGCAGTCTATACAGATGGTACAGTTGGTGAAATTAGGTTAAAGGCTGAAGATGGAAGTGGCAGTAACTTTGCTAAGTTTATGACATTTTACACATCCTCTGCAGGTTCTGTTGCATCAGAACGTATGCGTATAGATAGTTCTGGTAATGTCTTAGTGGGTAAGACATCAGCAGATAGTGGAGGAAGCGTAGGTACAGAACTTTTATCTGGTAGAATGTTTTTAAGAAGAAGTGGTGGTGCACCTTTAATAGTTGATAGAGATACAAGTGATGGAGATATAATTTTATTACGAAGAGCAGGAACTACAAATGGAGTAATTGGTATAGCTGACAACGATTTATTTATAGGTAAAACTGATGGTGGTAATGATAATTTTTTAAGATTTGGTTTTAGTAGTTATCAACTTATTCCCTGTACATCAACTGGTGCTGTAAATGATGATGTAATGGATTTAGGAACTACGTCATCAAGATTTGATAATATTTTTGCCACTAACGGAACTATCCAAACATCTGACCAAAACGAAAAACAATCTATTCAATCCTTAACTGCTAGTGAAATGGCAGTTGCACAAAGAATATCTAAATTATTTAAAACATTTAAATGGAATAGTGCAGTAGAAGAAAAAGGGGATAGTGCGAGAACCCATACAGGGATTATTGCTCAAGATGTTCAACAAACATTTGCTGATGAAGGATTAGACGCAAGTAATTACGGAATGTTTATATCGCAAACTTGGTGGGAAAAAGAAATATCTGTTGATGCAGTCGCACCACAAGAAGCAGTTTATGAAACACAAACTGATGAAGAAGGAAATGAAATACAAGTATTAGTTCAAGAAGCAGTAGAAGGTCAAGATGCTTATACTTATATGGACACGAAAGAAGAAGCAACCGAAGGATATACAGAAAAAACAAGACTAGGTATTAGATACCCAGAATTATTATCTTTTGTATCTAGTGCATTTGAACAAAGACTAACTGATATAGAAACAAGATTAACAACTTTAGAAACATAAAGGAGAATAAAATATGGCAATAACATACGAATGGTCTTTCCCCAACTTTGAAGTTAATTCTTCAAATGAAGTAAAGACAATCCACTGGAGATATACTGCTACTGAAACAATAGGGGAAGATACCTATACTGCCTCAATGTATGGTAGCTGTGCAGGTTCAGAAGGAATGGATTTTACAGCTATGACACAAGACCACGCAATTATTTGTGTCACAGAAAATCAAAGCGAAGCTGATATGAAATCCAATTTATCATCACAGATTGAAGCACAAAAAAATCCAGAAACAACATCAATGACAAAGGAGTGGTAATGTCAGACATAACTATTGACGGAACAGAATATAAAAAAGAAGAAATGAACGAGGATCAAGTAGCACTTGTTAATAAACTTGCTCAAATTCAAC